CCTCAACGATGGTGAACTCAACGTCGAGCCGGTAACCATTGCGCGACTTGGTTTCGTTCAGTTCCGTCTTGGTCACCTGCATGGTGTAATCGCCATCCGGGATCGGCTCCGACTGGCGAGCCGTCTCGACTTCATTGGGGTTGAAGCTGGGATCATAGAGATCGATAAGACGTGCCATTTTTAGACTTCCTTCTGAGAGTTGGCGATGTGCTTGGAGATTTCCGTCCATCCCTTGCCCTTTGGCAGCATGATGGATTCCGGCATGTTGAAGCGGTTCTTGGCCACGAAGGCTGGCCGCGCGTCAGTGAACAGCCACCGGGCACCGCCGCCTTCAGCGTGGACGGATTTCTTTCCGAAGCCGCCGTCTGCTTCCTTCACGACGACCTTGGTGTTGATAAAGAAGACGCCGTCAGCCGCCTGCGTGACGAAGCCCTCGGCCCGCTTGTGGAGCTTCAAGTCGTACCGCTTGTAGGATTGAGCCCCCGGCTCCTCGTGGTCCTTGGCCAGCGCCAGAGCAAGCCAGATGACGGTCATGCCGCGATCCCGGCGCAGGTAATCGCACATGTCGATCAACTGACGCCAATGGCCATCGGCGATCATGTAACCCTTGCCGTAACCCGGAGCCTCAATATTGGCCCACTGGTTCTGAATGCAGACATCCTTCCAGAGGATCGGTTCGAGGGCGTCGAGGCTGTCGATGATCACCGTCTTGAACTCGTGCTCCTGCTCGTAGAGCGCGGTTAGCGCCTCGCAGATCTGCGCCCATGACGTGATCTCACCGAATGATGTCGTCTCTACGCCCATGGGTGGGCGCTCCGGGGAGATCTGCAAGTAGACCGGGCTCGGCGCATCAAGTGCAAGCGTGGTCTTGCCCATGCCTGCGGTGCCGTAGAACAGGAGGATCGGATCGATCTGATTCCTGATTTTCTGAAGTGATTCTAACGAAAGCGCCATTATGCCATATTTCCTTCTTGTGGTTCCATTTGCTCTCTTGCCTTCTTTCTTGCCGCATCGCGCTCTCTGGCGCGCTCGTTCTTCACGTCCTCCCTCCGGCGATCCTTGATGTCTTCCATGCTTTGGAGCAGTTTCTCAGTCCGAAACTCAACATCGGCGCGCTTGGCGGCGTATATGTAATCGCCCTCGCCACACCGAACCTGCAGGATGTTGATGAACCCGGCTTCGCATGCCGCAAGCATGATGTCCGCTGCAGCACTGATGGCGCTGGCCCGTCTGGCAGACAGGAATCCACGGTCATTGCACAAGCTTCCACGGTAATATGAGATTGTCTCGCCGCGATTGGCAGTCGTCAGCCATAAAATCAAACCCTCGGGATTGTGCGGCAGCTCGCCGTTTTGCAAATCCTTGACTTTAAGCATTTGCCTTCTCCACGCGGTTCTGAAGCGCGGAAAGCAATTTGATGGCGTCTTCGCACTGCTGCAGCAGGCTCATTTCTTTGTTGGGTTCGGGGATCCCGTAGGATCCATCGACGACGTCAGAGCGTTCGTCAAAATAATCGGAGGCCGCTTCCAGCGCCTCTAATATCTCAGATATGGCGTGCTTCATGTTCATCTTCGTTCCTCGTTTCGCTCGTTCATGATGCGCTTGTGTTCGGCGCAGTCGGTCCGTTTCCGGGCGACGGCATAGGCATACGCTCACTTCGCGTTTCCCGTCAATCACCTTTTTTCGTAGATTCCCTTTGACTTCTCCAGACGGCGTCAACTAAGATTCGCCCGGCCTCAAATGGCGGAAATGGAGAAATCAAAAATGGAATATCTTATCAATTGGTTCGACGCAAAGCGGGGCCGCAGGCTGCGCATGACGGAGAAGCTCAACCTCTCGACCGGCGCTATCAGCCAGTGGAAAAGGGTGCCCAAAAGGCATGTGAGCATGGTCTCCAAGATCACCAAGATCCCCGCGCGGGCCCTTCGCCCCGACCTGTACAAGGCGTGATCTCATGCTTTGGACACAGAAAATTCTCGACATGGCGGCAAAGCTCTGGGATGAGGGCAAACCGGCTTCGGAGGTGGCGTATTTGCTGAACGAAAGGTTTGGCTGCCACCTCACAAGGAACGCCGTTGTGGGCAAGCTGAACCGGCTCATGTATCAGGGGAAGTTGCCGCGCCGAAAAGATTACAAACCTTTGAAGCGCCAGATCTCGCCCCCGGAAGCCCACGCAGGCAAGGCCGAATCACCTGATAAAGCAGGGCACAAGGTCCCGAATCGGAGCCACGGGAACATCTTCACCTTCAAGCCAATTCCGCGCCCCGTGCGCGACGGTCTGGTTACAATAGATGCTGTGACCGGGTGTCTTTACGCGGTCTCGTCCACTGACCATGGCGTTCATCTGTTCTGCAATCAAAAGAAACGGATAAACTCCCAGTATTGCCAAGAGCATCACGACCGGTGCTATGTGCAAGCAATGCCCCCGGTCAAAAAGATCTTGCGTGTTGTTTGGTGATGCTTCGCTTTACCTTAACGAGGTCTGAAGAACCTCAAATATGCGGGGTCTGCTTCCGTGCAGCCGGGAACGTCGGGACTGTAGAGCCTCGCACGATCCCCGGCGTGCAATGGATGTGTAACCTGTGCAACGCTCTGCTTGGAATGAAAGTCGCACTCATGAACCCCACGAAGCTTGAAAAGGCGGAGGCCATAGCCTTCGATCACGCCATAGAGCATAACATCGGAAACCTCGTCGCGGCTATCATGGGCGTGATATGGGAGAGTGGTGTTCGAGATCTTGATGCCATGACAGGGGACCGGTTCGATCCCATGGTGGCGAAAATCTTTGAGAACGGAGAAGCCTCAAAGGTCATCGCGCAGATCTTTTTGGCATATTCCAATCAGATGCGAAAAGGAACCACCGCGCTCGAGAGCGACGTTCCGTTTTGATGGAAAGATAGCATGACATCTCCCCTCTCCACTGTTATCGCGGCGTTGATGGCCAATGGCTATCACCCGCTCCCCATCGCGCCGGACAGCAAGGCTCCATCGGAGTTTCGTGGCGGAAAGTGGCGGCCCATGACGGGCTGGCAGAAATTTCGTCACGAGCAACCAAAGGATTTCTTGATCAAGGTCTGGTCAAACTGGCCGGACGGCAACGTGGGAATTGTCACCGGCACGAGCGCCACGCCTCAATACGTCCTCGTGGTCATCGATTTCGACACCGACGATTACGACATCCTGCAGGAGCTTGAGGCGGCCTTGCCGTATTCGCCGGTGCGCAAGAAAGGGCGTCGCGGGCATTCGTCGTTCTACCTCGCGCCGGTCGGCACCAAAGGCTTCCGAACGCCCATCGTGGAGCTTTTGACCGACACCCGGCAGACGGTGATTCCGCCATCGATCCACCCAGACACCGGCAAGCCATACATCTGGACGACCGCCAGCACCCTGCTGAACACCCCGGCAAAGGATCTGCCGGTGCTGACCGAGGACGATCTCGAGCGGTTCATGGACACCGTCGAGGCGCTCACGAAGAAGCCGGTGAAGCCGGTCGAGATGCCATTCCAGCCCGTCGAGCCGGGCGACGACAAGTTCTGGCGGCTGCTGAACAACACCGCCTATGCGAACCTCGACATGTGGGTGCCCGATCTGGGCCTGCCCAAGTGCCGCCGGGAAGGCAACGGGCACTACAAGGCCGTCGCATGGTGGCGGCCATCCTCGACCGGCAGAGATCTCAACCAGCGCAGTCCGAATCTATCCATTGCCCCGAATCTTGGCGCGCGGGATTTCGGGACGGGCGACCGGTACACTGCCATCAATCTGGTCATGCAGGCCCTGAGCGTCGATCTGGACGACGCCGTGCGGTGGCTGGGCACCCGCGTGAACCTGATTCAGGAAGTCAAGTTCAACGTCCCGCCCATCCGCATGGAGGGTGAAAATGGGGGTGAAAACAGGGGTGAAAACTCTCCCGAAAATTCGGCACCAGCCGAGGAACCGGTCAAATCCTTCATGGAAGACGCGGAAATCATTAAGAAAAAGGAAGAATCATCGGAAGAGGCCGCCGAAGAAGGGCCTGCCGAAAATTCGGAAGAGTACGCCCCGGAGCCACCGAAGGCCGCGCCGCAGACGGAGGTCATGCTTCGGGAGTTTCCGCAGCACCTGCTGAACCCGCAGGGGCTTGTGGGTGACGTCATGGATTGGATTGTTGGCGGTGCCCGCCGCCCATCGCGCCTGCTGGCTCTAGGGGCCGCCCTGACCATTGTGGGCACCCTCATGGGGGCGGGCGTGCGTGGCCCTACGCGATCCGGCAGCCACCTCTACATCGTTGGGCTGGCACCGTCAGGGGCAGGCAAGGATCACCCCCTGCAGGCCATTGGGAAGCTGCTGAAGGCCTCCACCTGCGGCTATCTGGTTGGGCCGTCAGAGTTCATGAGCATGTCCTCGATCATCAACTACCTGCAGCGGCAGGCCCTGTCCGTCTGCGCCATGGACGAATTCGGTGCCTTCTTACGGAAGCTCAACAGCAAAAACTCTTCGACCCACGAGCAGGGTATCAGCAAAATCCTGCGGTCGATCTGGGGCATCAGTTTTGGCGATTACATGACCCCGGAATGGGCCGGGCGGGCGTCGGTCGAGATCCAGCGCCCCGCCATGTCGATCTACGGCGTCAGCACGGCGGAGGAGTATTTCGAGAGCCTGCAGAGCGCCGACATCCGGAACGGCTTCCTGAACCGGTTTCTGGTCTTCTCGACCAACATCAAGCCCGCAGAGGTCGAGCCCCAGCATGCTGGTGACGTGCCGCAGGATCTGGCCCTGAAGATCGTGCATGCCTTCAACGCCGCCATGGCTCTCGACCCCGCCCAAAAGGACATGCCGCTGAACGCCCCACGGATCCTGAAGGATATGGTCTGGAACGGCGGCAGGCCGGTCTATCAGGACATGGTGAGGAAGGTCGAGGAGATCTCGCAGGACAAGCACATGGAACCATTCTTCGCCCGCACCGCCGAGATCGCCGTCCGCATTGCCAGCATCGTGGCGTGGGGCTGTGGCCGCATGGAGGTGATTCGGGAGGACATGGAGTGGGGCAGGGACGTCGCCCTCTGGAGCGCCCAGAACATGGCGGCATCGGCCATCGATTACATGGCCGAGAACGAGCATCAGAAAATGTACAACCGCATCATCCGCATGGTCGAGAACGCGGCCTCGGGCGGCCTCACCCGGCGCGATCTGCTGCAGCGCCTGCGCGGCGCGGTGAAGGCGAAGGAGCTGGAGGACATGCTCAAGATGGCTCTGGAATCCGGCGACATCGAGCAGAAGAAGTCGATACCCCGGAAAGGCGGCCATCCGCTGGTCATTTACAAGAGATCTAAGAAAAGTAGTTGACGGCAATTCTTAGATTTGCCATAACCGGCGTCAGGCAATTACGCCTTGCATGGAGCACGACAATGAAGAACATCACCGCTTGGTACGAACTGGATCGCGCCGCTCAAGCCGAGGGCTTCTATCAGTTCACGATGGCCGCAGAAGAGAACGCCAACGATACTATATACGTCGATAAGGCTGCGACAGAAGATCAGCTTGCCGAATTGTGCTTCAGCTCCCTCGAAGGACTTCTTTGTGACAGCGATGACGAAACTGCCCGCGTTTGGTTCAAGACTCGCGGGGTGCGCTGGTAATCAAGATCGCCTACCGCGCCTAAGCGAGGGGCCTAGCCCCCCACCCACCCACCTAATCAATGGAGACCGACATGAAGAAGCTGATCGAAAAGTACGCCGCCGACCGCTCGCTGAAGAATGCGAAGGCGCTCATCTCCTACATTGAGAAGCACCCCATGGCCATGACCATGGCCAGCTCCGAAAATTCCAGCCTCATCCGCAAGGCCAATTCGCAGGTGCTGAACGCTGGGTCGGTGCCGTTTGGCCGCCCCGATGTATCCGTGGCCGGTATGTAAGGGGGCGCACATGAGCGACGACAGCATGAACATGAGCTTCACCGCGTTCTGGGCCGCCCTCGATTGCGCCATGATTGCCAACAAGCAGGAGCCGCTGCTCTGGTCGGAGGTTCGCCAGTATTGGGAGCACGCCCAGTTATCCCAAACGACAATTGACGAGGAGGCCGCATTGAGCGATCCAAACTACGTTGGATCCCGCCATCACTATTAAAAAAGGGGCTTCGGCCCCTTCACTTTTTTGTAGACTCAATTCTTAGTTTCTGTCATAACGGTCGTCAGGCAATCAAGCCTGCCAATGGAGCCTAACATGAACAAGTTCAAGATCAGCATCCACAAGACCCGCGAAGCCGCCATCGACGCGCTCCTGCTCTGGATCGGCGTGTACGACGAAGAGGACATGGACATCGTGTTCGAGGCCTCGACCGGCCTCTACGCCCTCTACATTCCGGTGGAGGGCTGACCGTGCGGCGCGGAGAACCGTGCGCTCACCTGCGCCCCGATTACGACCGGCTGGAGCAGGCTCACCATATCCGCCGCGACCCCGTCACCGACGAGATCTCGTGGCCGCCGACCGGCATGATGAACGAACTGGCCCGCCTTGGGCTGATGTACAACAAAGAAAAGGAGACCGACCATGAATGACAATCTGAACAAGTTCAACGATTACCAATTGCAGACGATGCTGATGAACGTCGAGCAGGACGGGAAGCAGGCCAAGGCCATGGTGCAGGCGGGGGACGAATCGTACCGCCCGAAGCATGCCGCCCTGCAGGACCGCTGGAAGGCCATCAAGGCCGAGATGAAGCGCCGGGCGAGCCCGGCAGCCGCCCAGCCCGCTGCGCCCGGTCTGGCCGCTGCAGCCAGCCAACCCGCGCAGGTCAGCCCGCAGGAGTTCCACCGCATGTGCGCCGCGCACGATTGGAACCACGAATATTCCGACGATCCGGGCACGTACCGGGCTGGCAGGGCCAGCGCCGACCGGCTGAACAGCGTCGCCCGCTCCCAGCCGGAACTGGCCCCGATCCTGAAGCGGTGGCAGGAGCACGTCGTGGCAGGCGGCCCGCGGCCCCAAGAACCAGCATAGGCCCCTTCGGGGGCCTTCTTTTTTTGTAGACTCAATTCTTAGTTTCTGCCATAAGAGGGGCACGGGCAATCACGCCCCTTGCATGGAGACTGACATGACCTACGAACTGACCTCTCCCCTTGGTTTTGAAGTCAAGATCTGCTCGCGCTGCCACGGCTCTGGCCAGTACAGCTACAACCAGATCGACGGCTCGCGCTGCTACGGCTGCAACGGCGAGAAGCAGCAGTACACGAAGCGCGGCAAGGCCGCCAAGATGTTCTATGTCGAGAGCCTGAAGCTGCTGCCGCAGGACGTGCAGGTCGGCCAGCGCATCGACAACGGCATGGCCAAATTCACGGTCGCCGAGATCCTGCCGGTCGCGCAGAGCGGCTCCTACCTCAAGAACGGCGTGTGGGAGCCGATCATGCACCACAATTTCAAGAGCACCAGCGGCAAGGAATATGGCGCGCAGGCGGGCTACCCGGTGAAGCTGATTCCGGCGGGCGAGGAAAAGACCCGGCTGGTCGCCGAGGCGCTGGCCTATCAGGACACCCTCACTGCAACCGGCACTGTCCGCAAGCGGGCGGCATAAAAGGGGCTTCGGCCCCTTCTTTTTTTGTAGACTCAATTCTTAGTTTCTGTCATAAGGGGTCATCGCAACCGATAACCCTATGGAGACTCACATGGCCCGCACCGACATCCACCGCCCCTCGCAGATCAAGACCGACGCCTACATCCTGATCGGCTTCAAGTACATCGGCCCGTCCGATATGTTTGGCGTCATTGGCGACGACCGCGTTGCCATCGCGCAGCACCTGAAGCAGACCGGCGGGCGCTATTCGCACCATGATCACGGCGGCACCTGCGGCGTGTGCGGCGCGCACGCTCATACGCTGGGCGTGTTCTGGCATGAGGAGACCAACACCTACATCAACGCTGGTGAGGATTGCAGCTACAAGCTCGACGCTGGCGAGGACATTGCCTTCCGCGCCTTCAAGAAGCGCGTGGCTGCCGGTCTGGAGACCGCCCGCGGCAAGCTCCGCGCCCAGAAGGTTCTGGCCGACAGCGGCCTGTCTGAGGCTTGGGACATTGCTCAGGGCACGGTCGATGGCTGGGAAGAGAACACCATCCGCGACATCGTCGGCAAGCTCATCCAGTACGGCGACCTGTCCGAGAAGCAGATCGGCTTCGTCCGCACCCTGCTGGCCAAGATCCCGGTCCGCGAGGCCGGGAAGGTTGCCCGCGCCGCGGCGAACGCTGGCAGCCAGCATGTTGGCACGGTCGGCGAGCGCCGCGTGTTCGAGGTCAAGATCGAGTGGATCAAGGCCTACGAATCAGCCTTCGGCGTCATCCAGATCCACGGCCTGCGCGATGCCGCTGGCAATATCGTGATCTACAAGGGTTCGGCTGTTCTGGGCGAAAAGGGCGCGGACCTGAAGATCAAGGCGACCGTCAAGGAACACGGGATCCGCGAGGGTGTTGCCCAGACGGTGATCAGCCGCCCGGCGGCAGCGAAGTAAGGCAGGGGGTTTCGGCCCCCTTCTTTTTTTGTAGACACAAAACTAAGAATGTGCTGAAAAGGGTTCAGGGCAATCCCGCCCCACTGCATGGAGCCTCAAATGACCAACGCCTTCGCAACCGCCTTCGCCGATTACGCCCCGACCCTCGCCGCCGACTTCGTGCGCTATCACACCATCCGCATCACCAACCTGATCGAGCAGTACGAGGGCAAGTTCATGGGCCTCGGCAACATGTTCACCAATGACGGCGCATACTATCGCGAGGCTCGCGGCTACATTCGCTCTGAGGGCAACACCATCGGCACCATCCGCGCCATTGGCGTGCATCAGGAGCGCCTCGCCAAGGATGCCGACACCTATGCCGCCGCGACCGTCGCGTCCTTCGTTGCCAAGCTCACCAAGAAGCTGGAGAGCCTGTCGGATGTCGAGGTCAAGCGCGCCGACGGCGACACCTTCATCATCACCGGCAAGCTCGGCTCGCGCAGCGTCAGCGTCCATCAGGACCGGATCCTGAAGACCAGCCCGAAGGGCAAGCTCTTCCACCAGTGGCCCGCCCGGATCTACGTGAACGGCAATTTCACCTCCGAGGCCGCTTTCAAGAAGCTGGCAGCGTGAAAGGGGCTTCGGCCCCTCCCCTTCTCCCCCTCAAACCATTGGAGACCATCATGACCAACGACATCCTCATCCGCTCGACCGCCAAAAATTGGATCGTCTCGATCCGCAAGACCTACACCAGCGGCAAGACCTCCACCGCGCCGGTCGCCACCATTTCGCGCCGGGCATATGCCGCCGCTGCGCTGGCCGGTGCCGTCACCGCCACCCAGAAGCTGTTCCTGATCGACAACGTCGTGATCGACACCGACCGGGACGGCATCCACCTGCTGGCCAGTCTCGGCGTCATCGAGGCCCAGATCGCCGCCAAGGCCTATGAGATGGCCGACCGGGGTGACGCCATCCAGAATGGGAGGGCGTGATGGGCCGCACCCTCACCACAACCGCCTATGTGGGCGACGTCGAGGTCGATGTGGACGTCGATGAGCTGCTCGGCGAGGTTGACACCGAAGACCTGCTCGAGGAGCTTCAAGGGCGGGGCGAGGACGTCCCGCTGGACGGCTTGGAGCTGGCCTACCAGTGCCTGCTGCGGGGCGACGCAAACGGCGCTCTGGCCATCCTCGAGCCCATCCTCCACCCCCGTTTCCCGTCAACCAAGATAGCCAAGGCCGCCTACCGCAAGGCCATGGCAGCAAGCAAGGGATCCAACACATGAGCTACTACCGCGCCATCCTCCGGGAAGATAACTGGGACCAGCTCAATCCGGCCAAGCGCATCTGCCGGTGGCATGATCTGGTCTTCACCGCCCCCGGCAAGCTGCTGGCCAAGGAACACGCCAAGGCGGTCGCCCATGGCCGCGGCATGGTGTTCTGCTCCATCCACGTCCTGAACAAGGGCCACGGTGAGAAGATGATCAACCGGCCAGATCCGGTCCAGCCCGTAAAAACCGACAGGCCGTAGGCATCTCTGGTTGCAGGCTGTAATTCATGGCCCCCGGTGATTCGCCGGGGGTTTTTTATTGGGACAGGCATAGGGGTTCGAGCAGGCCTGCCGTCCGCAACTCTGGATCTGCAAGCCTGACGGCTGCCCATGCGGTGGCCGTTATCATTTTATCGTAGGAATAACCGTCGAGTGTATGATCAAGTGTGTATTGGAACACTAACAGAACATTGATTGTAATGTATTGATTATATTATATAATAATCGAGTGTTAGTAGTTAGTAGGGGGGAGGGGGTATAAACCATATAGAGAGACTCACCCCTCCCGGCCCCCGCTAACAACTAACACTCGATTTTGATGATTGATTTGAAAGGCTTTTCCGGGGAAGTTCTGTTAGTGTTCTCGTGCAACACTCGCACTAACACTTGGTTTTCAGATCTTCGCCGTTTTGAACCCTGCGCAGAACGCCACAAAGATGGCGCAGGAGGCCGTTTCTGAAAAAAGGATGGCATCCATGCCGGTGCATGTCAATCGCCGCCAGCGGCCCCCGCTACCGCCCCTGTGCATGGCTTGCTATTCTGGGGGCGAAATGGAGAACTGATGCATGGCAAAGAAACCTGAGGCCAAGAAACCCGACGCGCCCAAGCCTGAAACGCCGCCACGCCCAATAGGCAGGCCAACTACCTACCGCCCAGAATATTGCGAGAAGGTCATCGAGTGGGGAAAACAAGGAAAATCAAGGGCTTGGTTCGCGGCGTCCTTGGGGACTAGCCGCCGGGTCATGCTCGAATGGGCTTCGGTAAACCCTGAGTTTCATAACGCCTTAGAAATTGCTACGGAATTTTCCCAATTGTGGTGGGAGGATGCCGGGCAGCAGGGGATGCAGGCTCCGGGCTTCAATGCGGCGATCTGGAGCCGGTCGATGGCCGCCCGGTTTCCGGCTGACTGGCGCGAAAGCAAGGAAGCGAAGCTGGTTGGCCATGACGGCGGCCCGGTGCAGATCAACGTGCAGCGCATCGACGTGAACAACCTGCCTGCGCAGGCCCTTGACGCCCTCGAGCGGGCGCTGGAGCTGATGGAGAACCCGGAGGCCGAGGACGTGATCGAGGGCGAGGCGGTCGAGGAGAGCGAAGCATGATCATCGCAATGTTGTCGGTGGCCATGGCGCTGGTGAGCATCGTCGCTGCCGGGGTCAGCATTTACTATGCAGTGCAAAGCTATCTGGCGGTCCGGCGTATGCGCAAATGAAAAGGGCGGGATCTCTCCCGCCCCTCTCTTCACCGGAAGCAGCCCTTTGAGCCCAAGCTCTCCAACAGGAGCCGCCGGATTGCTTCCGTCGCTTTGAACCCGCCGCCGCGGTCCTCGATGTAGATCCTCAGGGCGTCCCGCATTTCGGTGCTGACCATCAGATTGATCTGATGGCCACGGCCTGTTCGAGGGCGACCTCGAGGCCGTTTGTTTTTGTCTACACTTTTTTGTTGACCCGTCATGGTGATTCGATGTAGAAGAAATCCATGGCACAATCAAGTGCCCAACCTCTGGAGACTACCATGAACCGCTTTGACAACCTCTCCGCCGCCCAAATCGCCGACCTCATCGGCAGCGTCGATGCTCAGGCCAAGGCCCTCGAGGCCGAGAAGAAGGCGCTCCGCGCCGCTCTCGAGGCTCGCAACCTCGACGCCGACACCGTCTGCGGCAATGAGTTCGCCGTCAGCTTCAACCTGCGCAACGGCAGCGTCACCTTGGACAAGGCCGCCGTCGAGAAGGCGCTGGGCGCTGAGTGGGTGGCCGCCAACAGCAAGCAGGGTGCCGCGTCGGTCGTCATGACCATCAAGGCCATCAACGCCGCCGCCAAGGCGGCGTGAGGGGAGGGGGCTGGTGCGCGTTTCCCCGGCGACACCAGCCCCGCCACCACATGGACATGGAAAAGCTCATCAAGATATTGGGCATGACAGGCTCCGCTCACGACGGCGAGGCGCTGGCTGCCCTGCGTATGGCGCAGAAGCTCATGGCTGCTAACGGCAAGACGTGGAAGGACCTGATCGGCGCGCCGCGTGCGCAGCAGACAGGCTGGGATCCGTTCGCCCACGCCCGCGAAAATGCCGCCCGCGAGGCTGCCCGCGAGGCGGAGCGGGCCCGAGCCCGCGAAGATATGTACCGGGCCGCCGAGGAATTAAACAAGCGCAGCAAGTCGCCTAACGACGACTTCACCCTGAAATACGAATGCCTGCGCATTCTGGACGAGCGACCGGATCTTCTGACAGAATGGGAGGCTCATTTTTTGGAAGGCTTCAAGAATAGGCCGGACTATTGGTCAATTACGGAAAAGCAGCGCGCGGTGTTCGAGAGAATCCTCACCAGATACAGGAAGCAGAAATGAAGTTACCACCTGCCGGGGCGTTCATGGGCCAGAGTTATGTTCCTTTCGCTGGCTTATTGCGGCAGGGCTGTCAGACGGCAAGTGAGCAATAACCCCGTCAGCCGGTGGGTGGTCTCCATGACGCCGCGACCGGCACCAATTCAACAGAGGACCATGCAATGAGTGAATTCATGCTGGGCTACACCGCGGGGATCGGCACTTCTATCGTCGCTGCCCTGCTGATCTACATGCTGGTATCGACAATTCGTATTTGCGAAAAAGACGAGCCAGAGCCCGAGCAACAGAACGACATCCGCCTAACCAAGATCAAATCCGAGCATGTAAGGGCATACTGGCATGATTAACGCCATCGAGATTGCAATTGACGCTGTGCGCAAAGCAGCGCGCGAGCAGAGCGACAGCATCGTCCGCGAGCTGAACGCGGACTTCGACGCCCGCAACGTGGCGCTGGGCATCTACAACGACGCAATGCGGCAAGCGCAGACCATGCGAGAGCGGGCCGACGCGATTGAACGCGAGGCGCACGACGCCTTGAACAGCGCGCTCACGTCGAGCGGCGGCGTTGCGCTCGCCATGATCAACCAGATCAATCAGGGCCAGATAGTGTCCGCATCTGAGGTGCCCTCGCCGCGCAAGCGCAAGGCCATCGAGGCGGAGCCCGGCGATGCCCAATAGTATTGCGCAGTGGTGCTGGTTCACCTTCTTCGTGGTCGGCACCTTCGGGGGCTGGATTTTCATCGCCGTGCTGATCTGGCGCATGAGGACCGGCGAAGCTTACCGCGGGCAAGAGCTGGCCGTGCAGGTGAGGAGCCTGCAGACGGTAAACGGGACGCTGGGCAAGACGGTGCGCAACCTGATGGACGACCTGAAGAAGGCAGACGCGGCGAACGCCCGGCTGCAGGCTGAGTGCAACATGCTGGCGCATGAGGCCGGTCTAACCCGATACGAGACGGCAGACGCCGTGACGGCGACGATGGGGGAGAGCAATGCCAAGCAAGACTGATCTGCTAAGGCGCGAGCGCGACGACCAGCGCAAACTGGCTGACCATTGGAAGCTGCAACACGACGATTACAAGAAGCTGAACGCCAAGCTTGCATCCCGCGCGGAGGATCTCGAGGCGGAGGCCGCCCGCCTCACCGCCGAGAGCGCCAAGCTGCGGGCGGCGCTGGAAAACATTCGCGCTAGGCGCTACCAGAACCGAGAAACGGTCAGCCCGGAAAACGCATTTGCAGCATTCGGTAGGCTCAACACAGAAGTCTGCGCGATCTACGCCGAATGTGATGCCGTACTCTCAGGAGACAAGCAATGAGTGACATTGTAGATAGGCTTCGCAGTGTGACTGATCTTCAACGTGAAACTGAGCGGTCCTCATATGAACAAGATGATCAGCTTGCGCTTGAGGCCGCCGACACCATCACCCGCCTCACAGCAGAGGTGGAGAGGAAGGACGCGGCGCTGCGTGAGTGTGAAGCGGAACTGAATGCCTACTACCGAATGAAATATCCGGGCGACCACCCATACAGCCAGAAGGAACTGGCGCTGGCTATGGCGTCAAACCCAGCCACCGTTGCGTTGAAGGAGACAAGCAATGATTGAACTTGGTAAGCAGTATAAAACTAAGGGTGGCCGCGAGGTTCGCATCTATGCGGTGGATGGTGGTGGACGCTTTCCAGTTCACGGGGCAGTAAAGCTAAATGATGGGACATGGCGTCAGGAAGAGTGGACCCCGACAGGATCATATAACGGCGAGAAAGACGGTCATTCACTCCCGAATGCCCATGACCTCATAGTAGTCCGCCCCCGCATCCAGCGTGAGGTGTGGGTGAATGTGTTCCGGCACGACGATGGCGCGGAATTTTTTGAAGCTTGCGAAAGCAAGGCCAACGCCGACCTGATTGCAAGTGACGCCCGCATTGCCTGCGTGAAGTTAGTGATTGATTGTGAAGAGGGGGAAGGACTGTGATGTCTTCAGAGAAACTGATCATCTTGATGGCGTTTATGGCGTTCTTGGGTATGGTTTGTGCCAAGCTTATTGAGAGGTTAGTACAATGATCCGTCCTGAACAGATACCGGATGAAGTGGCAGAGGCGGCTGCAAGGGCAGAATATGAATATATGGAAACGCATGAAAGTTGGCATGGCAGTATGCGTGCCGCCATCGCAGCCGCGCTGGCCGCGTGGCCGGGGGCATGGAAGGGGTCAGTGTATGACCTACCTGAACTGCGAGGAAGCATCATCCTCCCCCTGACACAGGAGAACAACAATGCTGACGGTTGATCAAATTCCTTACGAGGTAAAACGCGCCATGCGTGCGGCTTGGACAAAAAGAAACAACAGTGATGCTCCTGAGAAGATTATGGCTGATCTTGCTGTTGCTATGCTCAATGCGTGGCCGCGAATGGAAATCCACACTGACGGCACTGAGGACTGGATTGAACTGACCCTGACACAGGAGAACAACAATGGTAGCGATTGACCCTGCAACGATAAAGGTGCCGGACGCTGCTGCATGGGCGGCGCATGATGTTTTCTGGAACGCCCGCTTTAAGGGTGAGCCGATTGATTTGGAACTAGAGTTTGACAAGCTGTTTCATTATGCAGTCGCCGCCGCCATCGCAGCGTGGCCGGGGGCGCATGAACGTACAGATGATTGGTGTACACCACCGGATCACAATCTCATCTTGCCCCTGACACAGGAGCCCCGCACATGAGCCGTATTGTTGAATTGGCCGAAAAATATGCTGAATTCATCACAAACGATGATGGTTTTGTTGTGTATTGGCCAACAAAAGAACGTTCGGGATACTACACGGCACATGACTTAAAAGCTCTTGCTGATGAATTGGATCGTAGAAATGCCGCGTGGGAAGCAGAACTTAACGCATATTTTGAGAGCGAACCTAATAAATGAGCATCATCAAAGAAATTGATGATCAGATTGCCGCTTTGAGAAAGAAGAAAGCCGCAATCCAGAAAAAGTGTAGCCACCCTGCCGTTAAGTCCAAGACGCATTGCGATGATGGTAACATCATGACCGGGCGTGACCCGTCTAGCTGGACAGATCACACTTGCGAACTGTGCGGTTATCAATGGCAAACGGAGAAGAAATGACCACACCAGAGCAGATAGAAGCTGTTGCGCTGGCGATGAGCCGTGTTGATTGGTGTGGGGCAAAATTCAACGGAGAGTTCTGCCTCTGTGATGATCCGCGCCTTGATGATGATGTTCGCGTTCCCGAGTGTTTTTGCAGGCTGCAAGCGCCTGCCGCCATCAGCGCCATGCGCCCGTTCATCCGTGCCGAGGCGCTGGAGGAGGCGGCGAAGAGAGTTGCAGAGCTACCCATGATAGTTGGGATACCGGGCCTTCCCTATGAACGACATAGGAACAGCTTTGAGTATGCAGCCGCCATCAGAGCGTTGAAGGAGAAGAAGGATGTTTAACAGGCTTGAGCCGCCAATCCCGCTGGCGACCACCAAAGGGGATGGCTGGGCATTCGGCATGATCGATTACGGGTTCGAGGCGGATTTGATCTGGGTCGTCGCCCTCGATCAGAGCCGGGAGATCTGGTGCGTCCCGAACCGCGAGGTCAGAATGCAGAAGAACTGGACCGCTGGGAGGCGAGATGACTAAGCCTGTGCCGCAAGTAAACATCGGCGCGGCCATGGCGGGCGGCAACGGCAAGCGCCGCGCCGGTGACTTCTATCCGACACCGTGGGCGGCCACAGAGGCGATGCGCAGGGCTCTGGATCTGCCGAGGGCTATCTGGGAGCCTGCCTGCGGCGACGGCGCTCTGGCGCGCGTTCTGAGCCAGAACGGCCACATCGTGACATGCTCCGACATCAACCCCCAAATGGATGGCGCGGCCAAGATCGACTTCGTGGGCTCCGACAGGCCGATCAAGGTCAAGGCGACCGGCGGTTTCGCCATCGTCACCAACCCGCCGTTCAGTCTGGCTGAGGCCTTCATCCGCCGGGCGCTGTCGATCACGCCGAAGGTCGCGCTACTGCTCAAGGCGAACTACTGGAACGCCGCCAGCAGGCTGCCGCTGTTCGAGGAGCACCCGCCCAGCCGGGTGATGCCGCTGACGTTCCGCATCGACGTGACAGGTCAGGGGAACCCGACTATGGACGTGTGCTGGTATGCGTGGGGCTTTGATGGCCCGGCCTTTATGCCATTGCCAAAACCGAAGGAGGATCGCGTTGAACAAGAAGCCGCCGATGTACATAGAGATGCCTGATTTTAGTGAGGCGGTGATCGGCTACGCGCTGCGATGCGACGAGGTCACGCTCATCTACGATTTCACCAAGATTGTGAAGCTCGTGATGAAGCAGCATCGTATAACTCTGAACGAAGCCATCGAGCTTGCCGAAGGAATTGAGGAAGTGTGGTTTGGGGAAGGTACGCCCATCATATTTCATGGCGAAACCTATGATCAAATAAGGGAGATCTTCGGCGATGGACAAGCCCGTAAAATCAACTGACGAGTTGTTTGTAGAGTTTTCGAAGGCGGTCGAGCGCATGGATTTCATCAAGAGCCTGATGCGTGATCATGCGAATGCTAGGCCCGCAGGTCAGCAGGCAATCCATTTATTTGCGGATCTGGTCGGCAAGGGCGTGCATGACATGCGTGAATATCTGACCGAGATCAAGCTTGCTATGGACGTCGAGGGGCACAAGGGGCGCTGATGGCTATCGTCAACTTGCCCCAGATTGCCCGGCTCACCGGCCAAGTTGGGCCGATAGATTCGCAGGAGACGCTGCGGGCGATTCAGAAACGCAAGTGCGAGCGATCCCTTGCCTATTTCATCAGGAAGGCGTGGAGCGTCATCGAGCCCGGTCAGCCCTACGTGCATGGCTGGCACATTGATTTCCTCTGCGCCCACCTCGAGGCCATCACTGCCGGGCTGGAGATCGAAGACGGCACGCCGTACAATCGGCTGCTGATCAACGTCCCGCCGGGCACGATGAAGAGCCTGACGGTTGGCGTCTTCTGGCCCGCGTGGGAGTGGGGGCCGATGAACATGCCGCACATGCGCTATGTGTGCGCCTCGCACAGCCAAGACCTCGCCATCCGCGACGGCCTGCGCATGCGCCGTCTGCTGATGTCGGAATGGTATCAGGATCACTGGGGCGACCGAGTGAAACTGACCGGCGACCAGAACCAGAAGACCAAGTTCGAGAACACGGCCACGGGCTTCCGGCAGGCGGCAGCCGCCGGATCGATCACGGGTGCTCGAGGCGACAGGGTGGTCATTGACGACCCATTGTCCGTAGACGGAGCAAATTCCGACGCCGTCCGCGACAGCACAAACCAGTGGTTTCTCGAGGCCGTGCCGACCCGCCTGAACAATCCGAAATCGTCGGCCATCGTCGTCGTCATGCAGCGCCTGCACGAAGAAGACGTGAGCGGAATCATCCTCGACAAGGATCTGGGGTACGATCACATCATGCTGCCCATGCGCTATGATCCAGCGCGGGCAGCGCCCACCATGCTCGATTACCGGGATCCGCGCGAGGAGGACGGTGAGCTGCTGTTCCCCGAGCGGTTTCCGATTGAAGTCGTGGAGCGCGACGAGAAGGCCATGGGGCCATACGCAACTGCCGGGCAGTTTCAGCAGACGCCTGAGCCGCGCGGTGGCGGCATCATCAAGCGTGATTGGTGGCAGCTATGGGAGGCCGACGCCTATCCCATGATGGATTACGTCATCGCCAGCGTGGACACGGCTTACACCGAAAAATCCGAGAACGACCTGTCGGCGCTGACGGTTTGGGGGATCTATTCGGTCGATACCGTGGCGCAGGCCACCAAGGTTGTCGCGCGAAACGGGTCCCTGCACGAATATTCCATGTCGGTTGAGCGCGAATATGCGGAGCAGCACCCCAAGCTGATGATGATGCATGCGTGGCAGGTGCGCCTGCCGCTGCACGAGCTTGTGATGAAGATCGCGGAGAGCTGCACGCGCCTGAAGGTCGATCTCCTGCTGATCGAAGGCAAGGCATCAGGCTTGAGCGTGGCGCAGGAAGTGCGCAGGCTCTACGGCAGCGAGCCGTGGGGCGTGCAGATCATAAATCCGGGCTCTCAGGACAAGATCAGCCGCCTCTATTCGGTCCAGCACCTGTTTGCGGAGGGGCTGATCTACGCCCCCGACCGCGCGTGGGCCGATCAGGTCATCACGCAGTGCGCTCAATTTCCACGGGCAAAGCACGATGATCTGGTGGATACGGTGAGCATGGCGCTGCGCCATCTGCGCTCTGCCGGGCTCCTGAGCCGGGCCGCAGAGCATCTGGAAGCCCTCGACCGGGAAAAGGTTACGCCGTCCCGCGCGGCACCGCTTTACGAAGTCTGATACAAGGGGTATACAAAATCCGGCACACCTCCCTGTGCTGTGATCTGGGCGCGAGCCGTTAAACCACCCACGGTGAGCGCCCTTTTTTCCCGAATTGCGACCCCTAACCATTGATGGTACTATCCGTCCCCAAATTCCATTGGGGAACCCACCATGCCAATGATGCCGGGGCTGTCGCCCTCAATACGTCAGGTCTATCCCGAAGAAGAGGCGCTGACCGGCGACGACACCGACATCCTCATTGAGGACGCCCCCGAGGGCGAAGACGCGCCAAAAATGGACGACAATGGCAACATCCTGTCCATCGAGCACCCGGACGGATCAATCACTGTCAGCATCGACGGCACGCCGCTTGCCCAAGCAAACGGTCAAGAGTTCAACCGGGAGTGGTTCGACAACTTGGTGGACGACATCTCGGAGATGAAGCTCTCCGAGATCTCCGAGGAACTGCTGCGCGGCGTGAGCGACGACATCCAGAGCCGGAAGGATTGGATCGAGAACCGGGCGACCGGCCTCAAGCTGCTTGGGCTCAAGATCGAGCTGCCCAGCCAGCAGGGCACCGCCGACGGCGCGCCGGTCGAGGGCATGAGCAAGGTGCGCCACCCGCTCCTGCTCGAGGCATGCCTGCGCTTTCAGGCAAACGCCCGCAGCGAACTGCTTCCCACGGACGGGCCGGTGAAGATCCGCGAAGACGGCAACAACCCCAACCTGCAGCGGGACCAGATTGCCAACGCGCTGGAGCGCGATCTGAACCATTACCTGACCAGCACGGCCACGGAATATTACCCCGACACCGACCGCATGCTGTTGATGCTGGGCTTTGGCGGCACGGCTTTCAAGAAGGTCTATTTCTGCCCGCTGCGAAACCGCCCGGTCTCCGAATCCGTCGATGCCGACGACCTGATCGTGAACCAATCCGCGACGGACCTGAGCAACGCCAAGCGCATCACCCACCGCATCACCATGCGGTCGAGCGTTGTGAAGCGCATGCAAATTCTGGGCATCTACAAGGACGAAGATCTCTCGACGCCGATGGCGCTGAACCTCGACGGCGTGCAGCAGGAAAAGAACTCGATTCAGGGCATTTCCAATTCAAGTTCGAACCCCGACGAGCGCGACCGTGAGATCTATGAGATCTACTGCGAGCTGGACATTCCCGGCTTCCAGCACAAGCGCAAGGGCAAGGTTACCGGCCTCGAGATCCCCTACCGGGTGACCATCGACGTATCGAGCCGCAAGATCCTGTCCATCGTCCGGAACTACGACGAAGACACGAAAGACCTCCCCGAGGCTCGCGTCAATTTCGTCAAGTACACCTTCGTGCCGGGGCTCGGGTTCTACGACATCGGCCTGCTCCACATTCTGGGCAACACGACCAACGCCATCACGGCGGCATGGCGCGAGCTGCTTGACGCTGGCATGTTCTCGAACTTCCCCGGCTTCCTCATGTCGGACGTCGGTGCTCGCCAGAACACGAACATTTTCCGCGTCCCGCCGGGCGGCGGCGCGCTGGTGAAGACCGGCGGCATGCCGATCAGCCAAGCCATCATGCCGCTGCCCTACAAGGAGCCCAGCCCGGCCCTCATGCAGTTGGTCGAGAACATCGCCCAGACCGGCATGCGCGTCGGCGGCACGTCGGAGCTTCAGGTGGGCGAAGGCCGCCCTGACGCGCCTGTGGGCACCACGCTGGCCATGATCGAGCAGGCCACCAAGGTCATGAACGCCGTTCACAAGCGCATGCACGCGGCGCAGGCTGAAGAGTTTGCCCTGCTTGTCCGGTGTTTCCGGGAGAACCCGGAGAGCTTCTGGCAGCGCAACCGCAAGCCCGCACTGCCGTGGGACGAGCAGGTGTTCATGATGGCGCTTGATCAGGTCGATCTGGTGCCGCAGGCCGATCCGAACACCGCCAGCCACGGCCAGCGCCTGATGAAGATCATGGCCCTGAAGCAGCTTCAGGGGGCGAACCCCAGCCTCTACGATCCCGTGGCGGTCGATAAGGCTGCGCTGCAGGCCATTGGCTGGAACAACCCGGAGCAGTTCATGGCTCCGGAGCAGAGCCAGAAATCGCCGCCGCCGGAAGTGCTGAAGGGCGTTGAGGAGCTGAAGCTCAAGAACCGCGAAGCCAGCTTGAAGGAGGCTTTGGCCAAGGCCAAGATCCAATCCGATTCCATCCGGGATCGGGCCGACATGATGCGTGCGCAGGCCGACGTGGCGAAGAGCCAGCAGGATTATGCGCAGGGCGGGCTGGTACCGCAGGAGGATCCAACGAAGATCCTGAACCTTCACCTGAAGGCCAAGGATTTGCAGTTCAAACAGGAGCGCGCTGCGGCTGACGACCAGAACCGCGATCTCGACCGGCAATCTGACGTGACCATGGAAAAGATGCGGTTGGAGGGCGAAAGCATCAAGGCGGAAGCGGAGCGAAAGCACGCCTCGGCGATGCAGGAGCGTGACCACCTGAGCGAGCACGTTCGGCACGCCCACGAGCTGATGGCAAGGACAGATTCAGAGGGGCGCGAAATAAAATGAGCGGGCCAATTCGTTCTGCGCTGATGACGGCCAAAAACGTAAATCTCAACCGCGCCCCGTCTGAGGCGCAGAAGGCCGCCGGAAACTACAAGAAGCACCATGTCCGCATCCATGGGCTCGACATCGCGCTGGAGAACGTGAAGGGGGGCAAAAGGTCTGGCATCGGCAAAGACGGCAGGCGCTGGGCCGTATCAATGCCCGCCCATTATGGCTACATCAAGCGCACCGAGGGCGCTGACGGCGACCACGTCGATGTCTATGTCGGTCCAGATCACGCCTCGCAGCACGTCTACGTGATCGACCAGAAGGACGCACACACCGGCAAGTTCGACGAGCACAAGGTGATGCTTGGCTTCAATTCTGAAGATCAGGCTCGCGCGACGTACATCAAGGGCTTCTCTGACGGAAAAGGAGCGCAGCGCATCCAGTCGATCAACCCCATGAGCATTGATCAGTTCAAGGACTGGCTGAAGCATGGCAACACGACGAAGCGCGTAGGTCGCTCTCTTGGCGGCAAATTGGAGCTGAACCGGGCGAAGGAAGCCAAGAAGCGAGCGCCGGGGCAGGTGAGCCCGTCGAAGTACATGCCTGACGTGCCGCGACAGGTGCGCGCTGACGGCGGCGATGTTGAAGACGGCCTCGATCAGTTCTTCGGACCCACCGACCAAAACCTGCGCCGCCGCTACTACACCGGCACGTCGAAGGACAAGGATTTCACCTCATTTCAAGAAAGCCGCCACGGCACATGGCTAACGTCGGACCCCAAAGAAGCCAGCGATTACGCGGAGCAGAACGACAGTCAGGGGTATAGGCCGGGGCCGGGCTGGACATATGAAAAAACGAACACCGCCTCGCGCGTGATCCCCGCCTATGTGCGCATCGAGAACCCTTACACTGGCGAGCTTCCGGATTTCGCGCGGGTCGATAACTACAAAAAAGCCCAGAGCGACTGGTTCGACACCCTGCGCAGGAAGGGGCACGACGCATGGGTGCCCGCGAGCAGCGAGGGAAGGCTTGTCGTAAAGCTTACGAATCAGGGCACGCACATCAAGAGCGCAATCGGCAACTCCGGTGATTACAATTTGTCGAAGAAGCATTTGGCCAAGGCCGAAGGCGGCGAGGTCGAGGATCCGACGCCCGACATCGCAAACCCCATGTCGATTTTTCCCAAGCCCCAGCGCATGTTCCCGGAGGACGCTCGGCCACCCGGCGGCCAGTATCTGGCGATGCCGGACAAGCGCGATGTCACCGGCCACAAGGCTGCGGCGGCCACGATTGGCGTGCAGCCGGGCGGCAAGCCGTTCTTTCGGGCGTCTCAGGATGCCGTAGAGCAGACCGGCAGCACCGGGCGCGGCACCGCGATGGCGAGGGCCAACCTGTTCAAGCAGAAGGCGGGCTGGAAATGGCTGAACGCCCCGGAAGAGCACGGGAACACGGACACAATCGTGTCCGTCGAGCATCGCGGCAAGCACCACTACGCCTTGAACGCGCACTTTCCGAAGGGTGTGGACCTCGCGCGGTACGAAAACTCCCCCTCGGAACCCCGTCTGCGCCCGACAACGACCGGAAATGTGGAGCTGGGCCCACAGGCGGGCTCAATTCTTGTTCGCGGCAAGGAGCATCCGGTGTATCGTCACGTCATCGTGAAGGAAGCGGGCGGGCTGGTCGCCCCACAGTACGAAAATCCGGCAAAATTGGCTAAAAAAGCCCTGATGGCGGCGAAAAAGACGGGATCCCGGTCATGAACAAGGACGATCAAGCCGCTCAGGCGCTCAGAATCTCAAAGCTTCAGCGTTACCGCGACCCCAAAAGCGAGAAACTGGGCGATTGGAAGTGGCGGCCCCTGTCTCACGTCGTCAAGGAGCTTGGGGACATCAGGGAAATTCCGTCGCATGTGCAGAATTTCGGGCAATTCATGGACGAAACGGCCAAGAAGGCCAGAGATCAGGGGTTGACGGCCCGCGACCTGATCAAGGCCTACACGATCACGCTCTCCAGCATCCAGCGGCAGGCCCAATCGACCGAAAAGCTGCGCGCAAAGGGCATGCCGGTGCCGAACGCTGGTTCCATGATCCGTCCCGAAGGCGCGTTCGGCGAATGGCTGCACACCCCTGCCGGTCAGGCCTACCTCGACGCCGCCCAAAGGGGGCAGGTGCGCGAGGACACCCTTGACGACATGGCCCATCGCTTCGGCCACTATGGCCTCTCGAACCTGCAGAAGAATGGCATGCGCTGGGCCGCGGAGAACCTACCGGGCAAGGAGGGTCAGGTCTCGCAATTGGTTGCTGCGGCCATGGAGAACGCCAGCCCGGCGCGAGAATGGCGCGCTTTTGCCAAGGGGCTGCACGGCATCGACACCAGCAAGGCGGGCTTCGTGGCTTCCCTCATGGGGCGCGGCGATCAGCCGACCTTCGACGCCCGGCAGCGGATCCTGCACACTGGCCTGCCCAGCAGCACGGTCGGCGACATGATCGCCGGTCAAAAAATGAACCCGAAGGCGCAGGACGCGCTCGACCGGCTGACCGCCCGGCAGAAAGCCATGAACCTGTCGCTGCCGGACGAACTTCAGCCCTACTACCAGCACCTCGCGCACCACGCGGTGTGGGATCAGGCTGAGGGCGACCAGACCACCCATCAGGACGTGATGGACAGCATGCGGCATGCGGCCAGCGGCGGCAGCATCAAGGGTGGCCATATTGCCAATCACCCTATTGCGCACGCAATGCGAGCAGCAGGTCTTCCGGGTTTGACGGATCCTGTAAAAAAATATGTCGCGGAAGGATTTGCTCGGGGCGGCACAAAGAAAACTGAAAAGGCGGTGGAGCCGCAGGCGGAGGGCGATTATTTTGGCCCACCGGCACCACGGTCGTGGGACTACTGGAAGCCGACCAACTATAAGTCTTGGAATGATGTACCGATTATCAATCCGCAGAATCTTGTCGGAAAGCGCATAGGCTCGCTTCTGGCTGATCTAACGCGCGCTGGCGGGCGCTTCACCGGTATCGATGCAAGCCAACTTTCGGACCCGGAACCAATGCTGGGTGGCCCGGGCTATCCGCTTCTTCCTGAAAGCCAGCAGCACAAGCTCGGGTGGGCGGTGCAGGGCAAGGGCAAGGGAACGGCAAAGCTTAACAAGGACTTCGACTACATCGCAGTGCATGCGATGACCCCGGAGAGTCACCAGTCAAACGCTTCGCTGGCGAACAGCATCATCAAAAACACGATGGCCTATGTGCGCGACAACCGCATCCAGCCGCACCACGTTTCGGCGCTCGACAATCTCATTAAGGAACCGGGCGAGGACGAGTCCGTGCAGGGCTTGCGGCAGTTTCCCGGCTTCGCGGACCCGAACGTAATGTCGTTTTTGAAAGGGCTTAACTTTGAGTCGCGAAAACGCATGGCTCAAATTTTGTCGCAGACCGAAGCGGAAAAACACGGCGCGCCAAACGTCACAAAAATTACCCGCGATACGCTGGACAAAGATTTTGCGGGTGTTCCTTATGGCAACGCGATGTTCCTTTTAGAAATGCCAAAAGGATCCGCTGATGCTCTCGTTCATTTGCAAAAATCTGGATTGCCAATTCACCCGTCTTACGATTGGGGCATGCATGGCCGCATCGTCGGGCGTTTCGCTCATCCGGTGGCCGCCGAAATCCTGCACCAGCCATGGTTTGATCAGCAGAACGAGATCAACAAGACCAAGGTGACGCCGAAGGGCAAACCGCCGAACGTCCGGCGCGCGTTCGAGTACGGTCTGCCGGTCACTACGATCACGCAGGACATTGCTGACAAGCTACCGCATGCCCCGAAGGACATTCAGTCCGGTAAGGCCGCGCAGCTTGCCTTAAACGCCTTCAATGATCGGTGGCACGACACCGAAACGCCTGTAAATCAAGGCGGTGTTGGCCCGGCGGACTTCTCTCGCGCCCTCCGCGACTCCGATTCATCCTCGACATTGTCTCAGTATAGTGCTGACGACATCAAGAAAATGGGGAAGGAAGGCAAGTTCACCGGCTACAAGCTCAAGGACGGCGAAGTTTATTTCGGGCTGAAGAAGGGCACGAATTACGAGGATGAGTATGGGTTCTCGCACCCAGATCTAACCCCGAACGAAACCGCTTTGGTGAGCGTCGTGAACAACGAACCGGGAGCCAAGGGAATTGGCGGCGCGCCGGTCGTCCTGAAGGCCATCCAGCACGGTGCCACAGCCCTCGACGCCTATGCCGTACCCTCGGACAAACACCCGAATGGTTTCCTCCCGGACTTCTATTCTCATTTTGGATTTCAGGAGCTTGGCCGGGTTCCGTTCGATCCAAAGTATGTGACACCACAGCAGTTTTCTGATATGAAACATGAGTGGGCGAAGGCTGGATGGGATGAAAACCGCCATCCCCTCCCGTCGCTTGCCATCATGAAATGGAGAGGTAATGATGCAGATCGACAAGACGCAGTACGACGCCATGTCTCACAGAGCAGTGAAGGTGATCGGGAAGGAAGTCATCCTGTCAATGTCGCCAGCGCAGCGGGGGCTGCTGAACAAGGCGCTAACCCGAGTTCTGGATCGACACAAGGGGGACGTGGACTCGGTGACGGATCTGGAAATCGTGGGCCAGTGGGAGCAAATAATGCACCACGTCCTGCCGACCGGTTCACACGAACACTTACTGCAGCCGCGAACCTAAATCCGATTGAAGCCAAGCATTATGGCGTAAACCCGGATGATATTTCTCAAGCACGGCAAAAACTGTATCCGTCTGAGAGTTTTTCCTCTGGGGGTTATGCGCGTGCGCGAAGCCTACTCGCAAGATCCGGCCCTGACGCTGTCCAGAAAGCCGTGTATATTGCTCGACAGCACAAACGGGGACGCCCGTAAAACCTAGCTAGGAGGCTCTGATGAGCGATATGGCAAAGAAGGCCCGCACGGCCATGAAGGAGCGGGCGCAGCGGCGTGCAGCACCCGCCAAAGGTGACATTGATGCATCGGGCTGGCGCGAGCCCCTGATGGAAACCGGCAAGAAGACGGGCGCAGCCCCGATCTCCAAGCGGGCCTTCAAGCGCGGCGGCAAGGTAAACCTGAAGGCCGAAGGGGCCGAGGGCATGAAGCATGCGGGCAAGAAGCCGCGCGGCAAGCATGACGACGTCGCCATGGACAAGAAGCTGATCAAGTCGATGGTCAGCAAGAAGGCCCTGAAGAAAGCGGACGGCGGCCCGACCGTCAACCGCGCTGGCAAAGGCGATTACGCTGGTTCCTACCCGGCTGATCTGTCGAACGCCGATCTGGCCAAGATCCGCGCTTCGCAGGCGGCTCAGGGCAAGAAGGAGCAGCAGTGGCAGAACACCACGGCAGTCGGCAAGAAGCACGGCGGCAAGGCGGCCCACGGAAAGGGCTGCGCATGCAAGGCATGCGGTGGCCGCATGGGCAGGGCTTCCGGTGGCGAGGCCGATGACACGCCGCCCGACGCCATGGCTGGCGGCTACAATGAGGACGCCGTCAACAAGGCAATCGCCTCTTCCAATCGTTCCGGCAAGAAGATTGGCAAAAAGGAAGCCGCGCTGATCCACTCCCTGCTCAAGGGCCGCGCCGGACGCAAGGAAGGTGGCAAAGCTGGATCTGACTCTGATGACCAATTCAAGCATCCGTATTTTGGCGATGTTCGTCAGTACGAGGGCAAGAAATGGGATGAAGAAAAGGAAAAGTGGGTCGATAAGAAGGGCCGCACCGAGCGCAAGGACGGCGGGCGCACCAAGAAGAAGGGCGGCGGCGGCTTCGGCATCGACAACCCGTTCAAGGGCAAGGCTGCCAATGCTCTTGACACGGGCGCACAGCTCTTGTCACCCGCCTATTCGCTGGCGCGCGGCAAGTCATCCGGCCTGCTCGGTATGGCGGCGGGCATGATGGGCAAGAAGAACGGCGGCAAGACCGGCAAGGGCAACTATGAGGGCGGCACCCGTCCGACCGGTGGCCGCATTGCCAAGATGGGCGGTGGCAGCCTCGGCGGGCAGGGCATGACCGCTCGCGGCGATCAGCGGTTTCAGAACATGTCGGACAACCTCAAGGGTATGATGAAGTCTGGCATGGACCCCGTAATGGCCCTTATGCGAGGGATGCGCGGTGGCGACATGGGAGACGCATCTCCCTTCAGCCAGTTCCGGTCGCCTGCCATGGCTCGCAAGAGCGGTGGCCGGACCAAGGCCAAGGGCAAGACCAACATTCACATCAACATCAACACCGCCCCCAAGCCTGACGCCATGGGCATGCCAATGCCGCTCCCGCCCATGCCGCTGAAGCCGCCTCCGGGCCTTCCGCCCGCCGCTGCAATGGGTGCCCCCGGCATGCTGCCGCCCGCTGGCGCGGCTCCCATGCCCCCCGTTGGCGGTGCCCCGATGGGCCTCCCTCCGGGCGTTCCGCCCATGATGGGGCGGAAGGCTGGCGGTCGTGTGTACCGTTCGTACAAGGACATGGACGCTGGTGCTGGCGGTGGCCTTGGCCGCCTCGAGAAGGCGGAGATTCAGAAGCGCAAGAAATAGTAGATCGGTAGTCATGCGCCGATCTGCTCGTGGGGGTGGAGTGTTCTCTCCAGCATTTCACCCCCATATTACACTGGAGAGATGGAGAGAGAATGGAAAGACTGGCGAAAGAGCTGCGAAGGCTCATTGCTGACCGCATCGCAGACCTTCGTGACAACATTGCTTCCGGCTTCTTGAGCGACATGGCGGAATACAAGAAGCAGACGGGGCAAATAGACGGTTTGAAGGCCGCTCTGGAACTTTTGGAGCAGGCAATTTCAAACATCAACAAGCAGTAACTGGAGAGAAAAATGTCAATTATGCCTATGATGCACGAGGTGGATCCCGCAGCGGAGATCCACGGCAAGATCGGTGACCTGTCGGGGATCAATCTGATCGGCCCGAAGGTTCTGTGCGCGATCTATGTGCGCCCGGAGAAGACCAAGGGCGGGATCATCCTGACCACCAAATTCCGCGACGAGGACATCTATCAGGGCAAGATCGGCCTGATCGTGAAGACCGGCGTCAATGTTGGCGCGGATGCCGACTGGTTTGGCGACAACAAGCTCGAGGTTGGATCGTGGGTAGGGTTCCGTGCCTCTGACGGTTATTCATTGATCGTCAATGGTGTGAACTGCCGGATCCTTGAGGACGTCAGGGTTCAGTGCCTCGCCTCTCACCCCGATCTAATTTGGTAGGAGAAACCAATGGCTGACGAAAACGACTCGATTGAGATCGAGATCAAGGACGATCCGGTGGATGCCGCTCCCGACGAAATCGTCGTGAAGGACACCGAGGAGCCGAAGCCTACGAAGAAGCGCGAGATCACCCCGCGCGAGGGCATTCAGGAACTCAAGCAGAAGCTCGACCTCGAGCGTCAGGCTCGCATTGAGGCCGAGAACCGCGAGCGGGCAGCATCATCGCAGGCGCACGCCATGCGCTCTGAGGTGGCCGACAACCAGCATCAGCTTGTCAGCAACACGCTTAACTTCGTGAAGCAAGAGCGGGCCACGATGAAGGCAGCCTACAGTCAGGCGCTGGCTGCCGGTGATTTTGACGCCGCTGCGGAGATCAACGACCGCATCGCCGACATGGCCGCCAAGATCCTCGATCTGGAAAACGGCAAGGCCGCCATGGAGGCGCAGGCGCAGCAGCGTACCCAGCAGGCCCCGCAACCTGCAGCCGGTGACGTGGTCGAGGCGTTTGCCGCACGCCTCACGCCGAGGTCGGCCTCGTGGATCAGGGCGAACCCCGAATATGTGAGGAACCCGCGCCTGAACCAGAAGATGATCGCCGCTCATCAGATGGCTCTTGCTGACGGGATCGAAGCCGACACCGACGAATATTTCGGCTACGTCGAGGAGATCCTGCAGGTCAAGAACCAGCCCCGGCGCGATTCTGACGATGATGCCACATCGAGCGCGGCCAAGCCGGTGCAGCGCCGGTCGTCGCCTGCGGCGGCACCCGTGAGCCGCAGCATGAACAGCACCGGCGGCAAGCCGAACGTCGTCACGCTGACACCCGAGATGCGAGAGATCGCCAAGAGCTTGGGCCAGACACCCGAAGAATATGCGAAGAACCGGCTTGCGCTTATCCGCGAAGGCCGCATCAACAGCGAATATTGATGGAGAGAAAGATGGAAAACGATTCAGTGAACCCCGAGGTCAAGACCAAGGCGTCCTCGCTCAAATCGGCCAAAAAGCGGGCCGAGGAAATCAGAAAGCACCTTGGCGGTGATCTGGACGAGGGTGTGGACGACTTCTTTGTCGATCCCCACAGCATCCCGGACGGCTGGACCTATGAATGGAAGCGCCACACGGTGTTTGGCATGGAGGATCCGTCCTATCAGGTCGCCCTGCGCCGCACGGGCTGGGCCCCCGTCCCCGCCCAGCGGCACCCGGAAATGATGCCCGCCGGGTACAAGGACGACGTGATCATGCGCAAGGGCATGATCCTGATGGAGCGCCCGGAGGAGATCACGCAGGAGGTGCGCTCTATCGACAGGAAGCGAGCGCGGGATCAGATCCGGGTCAAGGAGCAGCAGCTTAACGAAGCTCCGACCGGCCAATTCGAGCGCAGAAACAAGGATTCATCGCTCGCCAAGGTCAAGAAATCCTACGAAGCGATGCCAATTCCGGAGGAATAAACTCCAGTATTTCTGACGAATTGACCCGTGTTTCACGTGAAGCACGGGTTTTTATCTATGATAAAATGCGATATATTGACTTGTGCGCAGAATTGCTGCTTAATAACGCAATCTTCCCCCCGGTGCGGGAAGTAAAACAATATCCCGGTTCTCAGTCGCCTCGGCGCGCGACACGCGAGACCTCCCTGAAATAAGGATAGACCTATGCCGAATGTTTTCGCGGCTAACGGGTTCTCCCAGTACAGTGGCAACGGCTCAACTCCCACCTACGAGCTGATCACCATGGCCATTGCATCTGGCAACACGAACCCGATCTTCAACGGCGATCCGGTCGTGCAGGCCGCCAGCGCAACTGGCATCGGCACTGGCTACATCACGCAGGCCTACGGCCCCGTCACCCTGACGGTTGCCGCCACGGCCATCACCACCTCTGCTGCGGGCGTCCTGACGGTGACCTTCACTGCCGCGACGACCACCAGCGGCAGCGCGCCCCCGGCCACCCCCAATGCTTGGGCCCCGCCGGTCGGATCCACGCTGCTCATCAACGGCGCGACGATGACGTCCGGCAACCTCAACGGTGCCTTCACCATCACGTCGTCCACCACGACCACAGCCGTCGTCGCCAACAGCGGCGCGACGATCAGCGCCACGTCCACTGCTTCGGGCACCGTGACGGTGATTGTGCCTGTCGCTGGCATCTTCAACGGCTGCCAGTACCTCTCGACTGCCACGAAGCGGCAGGAGTGGTCCCCCTACTGGCCGGGCTCTGGCTCCACCGGCGACGTGCAGGCTAAGGTCATCGCCGATCCGAACGCTCGCTTCCTTGTTCAGACCGCCAACTCGAACACCACCGCTACGGCTGTGGGTCTCGCTCAGGTCGGCCAGAACATCAGCTTCAACTGGAACGATTCGACGGCGACCGGCGAGACCAACGGCAACACCGCCAACGGTCAGTCCACGTTCTTCGCGGACCAGTTCTCCCTCATCGGTAACTCTGCGGCAGGCCCGGCGATCAACGCTTACCTCCCCTTCCGCATCATCGGTTTGGCAAACTACATTCCCGGTCAGGCCAGCCCGCTGGTCAGCATCAACGGGAATGATCACGCATCGGGTTACAACGACATCATTGTTGGTTTCAACAATGCCATGCCGCGTAACTTCGCTGGCATCTAAGGAGTAAGGACCAATGGCTGTCAATCTCTCAGCAATCAAAGACCTTCTCCTCCCCGGTCTCCGCGGCGTTGAAGGCAAGTACGAGATGATCCCGTCTCAGTACGACAAGATCTTCACCAAGCACGATTCCAAGATGGCGCTCGAGCGCACCGCTGAAATGCGGTATCTCGGCCTCGCCCAGTTGAAGACCGAAGGTGGCCAGACCTCCTTCGACAACGGCGCAGGTGAGCGTTATGTCTACAATCAGGAACACGTGGAAATTGGTCTGGGTTACGGCATCACCCGCAAGGCGATTGACGATAACCTCTACAAGACCCAGTTCCACCCGTCGAACCTCGGTCTCATCGAAAGCTTCCAGCAGACGAAGGAGATCTACGGCGCGTCGATCCTGAACACGGCGACGACCTACAATGCGGCTGTCGGCGGCGACGGCGTGGCGCTCTGCTCCACGGCTCACCCCATCGACGGCGGAACGGTTGCCAATCGCCCTGCGGTTGACGTCGATCTGAACGAAGCAACGCTGCTCAACGCAATGATCTCGGTCCGTACCAACTTCAAGGATCAGGCCGGTCTGAAGGTGTTCGCACGTGCCCGCAAGCTGGTCGTCCCGCCGCAGCTCGAGCCGGTTGCCATCCGTCTGGTGAAGACGGAACTGCGCCCCGGCACCGCCGACAACGACGTGAACGCGATCATGATGACCGCAGGCGGCCTGCCTGAATCGTTCATGACGAACGACTTCCTCACGTCGGCCCGCAACTGGTTCCTGCTCACGAACATCGATGGTCTCTCTTACATGGAGCGCATCAAGTTCGAGACGGACATGCAGGTTGATTTCGTCACGGACAACCTGCTGGTGAAGGGCTACGAGCGGTACTCGTTTGGGTACTACAACTGGCGTTCCATCTTCGGTTCGTTCCCCTCTTAATGATTGGTCAGGCCCCCTCTTGATTGAGGGGGCCATAAAAAAAGGAGTGCCCAATGGGTGCATCTCATTTTACTGGACCGCTCATTAGTGGTCCGATTCTTAATACGTCGGGCACTACGGTCGGGCAGGATGTCGCTGATGTTGGTACGGTCATTGTTGCCCAGACAAGTGCTCTGGTGCAGTCTGGGACCGTAACGACCGCCGTTTCGACAAACATTGTCATTCCGGCATACAGCACGATCACGGCCATCAACCTGATTGTCTCCACTGGCTGGACGGGCACTTTTACGGTCGGCACAAGCGCGACCGCGACTGAGCTTGTTGGAACCGGTGCGACGATCACCAGTGTCGGCAACATTGCTTTCCCGCCAACAACTGGGGCCAACGCCCTTCTTTGGAGGGACACCGGCTCAAGCGATGTGCGTATCTTTATCAAGCCAGCATCCACTGGTTCTGGTGTTGGCACGCTTGTCGTTGCATACGCTCAAGCTATCAACACCCCGTAATCCGTAGGAGATTCCAATGAAGGGTCGCAAAGGTAAGGCCGCAGGTGGTGATGCCACTTCCGGTTCGAGGGAATGGGAACAGGACCTCGGTAAGAAGAACATGCGCTACACGGCTGACAGCAATGTCAATTCCGAAGCCGAAGAGCGCAAGCGTGGCGGCAAGGTCAAGAAGAGCGTCGGCAAGGCCGATGGCAATTCTGGCAAAAAGCACGCTGGCCGCATGGCCCGCAAGTCGGGCGGTCGCACGGGTTCGAACATGAACCCGCTGTCGTCTGCTCATTCTGGTACGCCCGCCAAGGGCCGCAGCGTTAAGCAGATCGACTAAAGTGCGGGGCTTCGGCCCCGCTTACTTCTTTTGGAGGGTGAGCATGGCAAAGTCCCCTGCATGGACCCGCAAGGAGGGTAAGAGCCCCTCTGGCGGCTTGAACGACAAGGGGCGCGCTTCCTTGAAGGCGCAGGGCCACGACATCAAGCGCCCGCAGCCCGAGGGCGGCTCTCGCAAGGACAGTTTCTGCGCCCGGACGGGCGGCATGCCCGGTCCCATGAAGGACGACAGCGGCAAGCCAACACGCAAGGCGCTCGCGTTGAGGAAATGGAAATGCCCGTGAAAAAAGACACCCCCGTATGGGAGAAGGATCTCCCCAAGAATCACCGGTCGAAGCCTATGACCAGCAAGCAGGTGGCTCAGGCAAAAGCCATGGCGCGTGCCGCTGGTAGGCCGTACCCGAATGCGGTAGATAACATTGCAGCGTCCCGCGCAAGCAAGAAGGGTTAAATTATGCAGCCGATTACCGTAACGACATCTGATGCCTCTGGCGGCGCGGTCAGCTCCAGCATCGTTGCGCTTGATCCATGGACCGCGCCTGTAAATGTTTCTCTGGGCGTTACTGTGACCGGAACGGTAAACTACACGGTTCAGTACACGCTGGATAATATTCAGTTAGATACATGGACTGCCGCCACAGGCGTGTGGTGGAATATCACGGCTCTCACGACTCAAATAACTTCTGTCGTATCAGTTTTGACGCAGCCCGCCACTGCTGTTCGTATCGTGCAGAATAGCGGCAATGGCTCTACGTCCATGACGGTGCTTCAGGCTGGCGGCAACGGCACTTGGTAAGGTGAGGAGCCACCATGACAACGAGCGGCTCCTATACGTTCAATCCTTCGCTTGGTGAGCTTGTTCTCTACGCCTACAACAGCATAGGCATACGAAACACGTCTCTCCTGCAAGAGCACATGATGACCGCCCGCATGGCGACCAACATGATGCTCTCGCGCTGGTCGAACCAAGGCGTGAACCTCTGGCGGGTGGATCTGGTCACCGTTCCGCTGGTCGAGGGCCAGTCAGTCTACGCCGTCAACCCATCGACCGTCGTCATCCTCGACGCCTATGTCACCATCGACAACGGCACCGGCTTGCCCATCGACAGGATCATCCTGCCGGTGAGCCGGACGGAATATGCCAGCTTCCCAAACAAGGAGCAGCAGGGCTTCACGACGACGTTCTGGTTCGACCGATTGACCAGCGGCACGGATATGATCGGGCCCGGCAGCAGCCAATCCCCGGTCGTCACAGGGCCGCAGGTCACGCTCTGGCCGGTGCCGGACGGAAGCAGCGCCCAGTACCTGAAATATTACCGGGTGGTTCAGGCCCAAACCGCAGATTACAGCAACGCCCAGACGGTCGATATTCCGTTCCTCTGGATGGAAGCCTTCGCAGACGGTCTCGCCTTCCGATTGGCCAAAATCTGGAACCCGCAGATCGCCCCGGCCCTCAAGGCCATGGCAGACGAGAGCTACCAGATCGCTGCGGATCAGAACATCGAAACGGCACAGCAGTACATTTCGCCTCAATTGTCTGGGTACTTCCGACCGTGATATAGGACGCCATGGGATACGCATCGCAATCAGGCCGCGCCAGAACCAGCTCGAGATCACCACAGGCGCATGCCATATGCGACCGGTGCGGGTTTCGGTTCAATCACGTGGATTTGAAGTGGCAGTATGATTGGCGGGGAGCCTCTCTCGCCAACACCCGCCTGCTTGTCTGTGGTGGGTGCTACGATACGCCCCAGCAGCAGCTTCGTGCGATTGTCGTCCCGGCTGACCCCATGCCAATTCAGAACCCCAGAACTCAGGATTTTGTGACGGCAGAATCCAATTTCCGGGTCACCTCTGGCCAGAACACAGTGGATCCCCTTACCGGAATCCCGGTCCCCGGCGGTGATTTTCGTGTCACATCCGCCGATGATGTGGCGACGGATGATCGGCGCGTCACCCAGCATACCGGCGAGCCGCCCGGCGGCAGGAACACGCTTCCCGGCACAGACCCCAATGCCATCACCTACCGCGTCATCAGCAGCGCGGCAGACAATGGTGCTGGCCTGATCCGCCTGACTGTCAATGCGACAAGCGGCATGATCACGGGACAGCAGGTGACCATTGGCGATGTTGTTGGGACAACTGAGGCGAACGGCAACTGGACCATCACAGTCATCAGCTTGACCGAAATCGACCTTCAGGGTTCCGCATTTACAAATGCCTATTCATCCGGCGGATATGTTGTCAATGACCCCGCCTTGCCCTATGGTTTCACTGAAATTCCAAAGACAGGTACGCTCTGATGGCGAATGTGCAAATCCCCAATCTGCCTGTAGCAATCGCCCTCAGTGGCACTGAGGAGATTGAGGTTGTTCAGAGCGGAACCTCTCGCAGGGCCACGACACAGCAAATTGCTGACCTGTATGTTCAAACCACAATAACGGCGGCAGGAGCAAATACTGAGGTCCAGTTTAATGACGGCGGTTTTCTTAACGGAAACGCTGATTTCACATTTAACAAAACCACCAATCAAATAGCAATTGCGGCAGGCTCTGCCGCTGCACCTACGCTTATTCCCACGGGTGACACAAACACAGGTTTATTTTTCCCTGCTGCTGATACGATTGCTTTTGCCGAAGGTGGTGCAGAAGCAATGCGCATTAATAGCAGTGGCAACGTAGGCATTGGCACTCCCGCCCCGACTACTCTGCTCTCGGTCAATGGCATCTCCTCCTTCGGCGCGGGTGCTGCGGCTACTCCATCCATTGCAGCCTTTGGCGACCTCAATACAGGCATGTGGTTTCCGGCGGCAGATACGGTAGCTTGGTCCACTAACGGCACTGAGCGTCTTAGGATTGCCTCTGGTGGAACGGTTTCAACAACGGGAACTCTGACTATTGCTGGTGGCGCTGCAAGCATCAGCAGCACTTCATTTGACTTTGTTTCATCCGCTACTTTTTCCCCTCAGATTGTATTGGTCAACACTGCAAATGACGCTTTTGGTCCATTTTGGAACACAAGAAAACTTCGCGGGGCCGCCGCCGCAAACTCTGGAGATCAACTCGGTACATTTGTGTTCCAAAGCGTTGACACTGGCGGAGCACTAAGAAATTCGGCTACTTTTTCGGCGATTTCTGAGGGGGCTGGCGCAACATTTCATTCCTCATATTTTTCGTACTTAGTAACCAGCACAACTGGTACATCCGTAATACCCCTTGCAGTCAGAAGCCAAGGGCTATTCGTAGTAGATGGCACTGCACTTTTGCCGTCCTTTACGTTTGCCAATGATCCTGATACAGGTTTTTGGCGTCCAGCCAATAACACATTGGCTGCAAGTACCAACGCCGCAGAGCGTTTGCGTATTGATAGCAGTGGCAATGTCGGCATCGGCACCACGGCCCCGGATGCTCTTCTGTCCGTCAACGGCGTTGCTTCGTTCGGCGACGGTACGGCAGCAGCACCGTCAATCACCAACCTTGGGGACCTTAACACAGGCATCTTCTTTCCTGCCGCAGACAGTATTTCGTTGTCAACTAACGGCGTTGAGCGGTTTGCCATCATCAGCACTGGCGAAATCAGAATACCGGGTAACACACAATTAACAAACGCCGGAAATAACCTGATCTATACGACAACCGCCGCCTCAACTATTGAGTTGCGTTGCAACAATGCACAACAGGCCACTGCTTCGTTTATTCTGCTGAACGGTCGCGGCCCAAATGATAATATATTGTTCAATACCAACGCCATTGAGAGGATGCGCATCAGTGCCGCTGGTAATCTTGGGCTTGGAACTTCTACGTTTGGAACATCCGCTGCGACGGTTCTTGCAATCGCAACCGGAACTGCGCCAACCACTGGCCCCGCTGACACCATCCAAATTTATTCCACAGACCTCACGGCGGGCAACACGATGCTTTCCCTCTACACGGAAGGCACTATAGTTAACGCCAACACGACTGCCGCAGCTACGCACCGCATTGCTATCCGCGTGAACGGCACCGTGTACTATCTTCTCGCTAATACATCAGCAGCATAGGGAGAGCCATGAAAATTGAACTGACGAACGAAGAAGCCAACGCTCTTGCCAACCTTCTTGACATCGCCGTCAAGGCTGGCGGCATCCGCAGCGCCAACGCCGCACTGGTCATTTTCCAGAAGCTGGAAGCTGCCGCCAAGGCAGAGAACTCTGAAATCAAGGAGGCTCAATAATGGCTATTTCCTATGAGTGGTCTTTCCCCTCTCTGGATGTCACTTACAATGAAATTGACCCCCAGACCGAAGAGCCAGTGCAGAATGTCGTGACCACCGTTCATTGGGTCTATACGGCGCAGGACGGGGATTACACCGCATCAATGTACAGCACGGTTGGCCTTCCGCCGCCCGGTGTGCCGTTCATCGCGTATGAAGACCTGACACCATCAATCGTGCAGGGCTGGGTAGAGACTGCCCTTGGTCCCGATCAGGTGGCGGAAATGCAGCAGTCGCTCGCAGCCTCAGTTGAGGCCCAAAAGCAGCCGCAAGGTGGTAGCTTGCCGCCTCCGTGGACGGCGTAGAAAACATCTCCGGGGAGGGATGGCAAGATCTCAACGGGCATTTGGCGTGGGTAATCTCTTTCTTGTGACAGAAAGATAGGGTACAAAATGCCGGGAAGAATTTTTTGTTTTTGGGGCGGTCATGGAGATTGACTTGCAAATTCTCTTCAACTTTGGCGTGGGGGCCGTTTTCGCAATAGGCGGATGGTTCTTTCGCCAACTTTGGGATGCCACCAAAGATCTTCGTAAAGACCTCCACTCCATAGAGAAGGCGCTCCCCGTCCATTATGTGCGCCGCGAAGAGTTCACGGAAATTATGCGTGAAATCCGGGCCATGTTTGAGAAGATACACGACAAATTAGATGGCAAGGCAGACAAAATATGAAGCTGAACACGGCGTCGGTTGCCAAGCTTAAAGGCGTTCATCCCGATCTGGTGCGTGTGGTCAATCGATGCGCTGGCGATTGGAAAGACAAGACCCTCACTTTCATCATCACCTGCGGCCCGCGCACCCTCGAAGAGCAGAAGATTCTAAAGGCGAGTGGAGCATCCACGACCCTGAAGTCTCGCCACCTCATCGCCAAGAACGGCTACTCCCACGCCGTCGACCTCGGAGCCATCATTGGCGGGAAATACCGTGGCGACTGGCCCCTCTATCACAAGATCGCCGCAGCCATGAAGGCCGCTGCGAAATCAGAAAACGTGCCTATCGAATGGGGCGGTGACTGGAAGACTTTTCAGGACGGCCCTCACTACCAACTGCCGTGGAACGAATATCCCGGCACAACAAAAGGAATCAAGTGATGAATAGAGAAATGGTTTGGGGCGTTGTTCGCGCCGTTCTCGCGGCTGGTGGCGGCTACGTTGTCGGCACCGGCGTTATTGACGCCACCGCCATGAACGAGATCATCGGCGCGCTTGGCGTCATCTTCGCCGCGGGTTGGTCCATTTGGGCCAAGAAGTGAACTGGATCGAGATTGCCGCCATCGTCGTGCTGTTCATCGGCATTGGCGCTGGCGGCTTTCTCGTCGCTCAAAGGCCATCCTTTTGGTTCGGCCTTGGCATTGTTATGTTCAAGGCATCGTTGCCTTTTCTAATGAAACGAATGACGCCTGAGAAAGAGAAAGAATGGCGTGACTGCATCCGCCGTGGCGGCGAATGGGATCACCGACGAAAGCGATGCCGCAATTAGGCCAGCGTTTCGATTGGTAAATTCGTCGCTTTCGGGTATATTGCGCGCACCTTTTGCCAACGACAGATTCCGAGAGACAGCGCCATGACGACCGGTTTGAGCTACGACGGATCAGTGACTGGAACCAATAGCTATGTGGCCCAGATCGCCACCATGGCCGTTGTCGAGCCCGCCGACACCAATTTCCTGACAATCCTCCCGCAGGCGATCACCTACGCTGAGAACAGGATGTACAGGGATCTGGACTTTCTGATCACCAGCATATCGGTCTCGTTCCCGCTAACAACAGGATCCCGAAACCTGAATATTGGCGGCATCAGTGGAACAGATTTCCCACTTGTCGTGACGGAGCAGATCAATGTCATAACGCCCGCAAGCGTTACGGATCCGGACGATCCACTGGGCACGAGGAACCCCTGCCTGTCGGTGACGAAGGAGTTCATTGATCAGGTCTACGGGTCGAGCGCGCCTGCAAACCGGGGTGTGCCCAAATACTTCGTGCCGTTCAACGACAATCTCTACTACGTCGCGCCAACGCCAGATCAGGCCTACACGGTCGAGCTGGTCGGCACCTATCGCCCCAACAGCCTGTCAGCCACGAACCTGACCACCTTCATCAGCCTATACTTGCCTGACCTCTTCATCATGGCGAGCATGATCTATGTGTCGGCATATCAGCGCAACTTCTCTTCGGCGTCGGGCAATGATCCGCAGATGCCGGTCACCTATGAGACGCAGTATCAGACCTTGCTGAAGGGTGCGACCGTCGAAGAGGCCAGAAAGAAATTTGAATCTTCCGGATGGTCTGCCCAGAGCCCTTCTCCCGTCGCTACGCCGTCGAGGGGGTAAGGGATGGCCCACGCAACGCTCAAACTTCTGCCCGGCGTCGATCAGAACAGGACGCCCACCTTCAATGAAGCCTCCATCTCATCGTGCGACAAGATCAGGTTCCAGCCCGATCAGCGCGGCGTTGCGCTCCCGCAGAAGATTGGCGGGTGGATCAAGTATTACAGCTCCGCTATAGCTGGCATCATCAGGGAGCTATGGGCGTGGGAAAACGCAAACACCCTTCCCTACCTCGCCGTAGGGACGACAGAATCTCTCTTTGCCCTGTCGAATGTGGCAAACCAAAACGGCACGCTCGATGACATCTACCCCCAATACTACACCATAAACAGGACGGTATCGTTCAGCACGACCGCAGGCTCATCGGTAATCACGGTCAACGACGCGAACAGCGACATAATCACCGGGGACGTGGTGAACATAAT